GGATGCCGCAGATGGCGATTGTGTCCCACGAGGCGATTCAATTGCGGCATCGGTTGACCGCCGCCGGGATTCCCGCCCGCAACTGGATGGGCGTCAAGCGTCCCGCCGGGACGAGCAGCATGCGCCTCGCCGCCATCAACTTGACCCGGCGCATGATCTGCGACGGAAAGGGCGTCCGCCGCATCTTCGTTCACACCCGCTGTCGCAACCTGCGCGACGAAATCACGGCGGGCTACAAATATCCGGACGGCGAGAATTCGCCCTCGGCGATGCCTGCCGACGGCAATGATCACGCCTGCAACGCCCTGGAGTCGTGGGTCTGGTATCGGTTGGGAGGGGCAGCCATGTCGGCGGAAAGCATGGTCGACTTCCCGGAAACATAGGAGGGACTTTTTCAATGTCTGCCCAGGAGTTGGTCACGTTCATCGCCCTGATCGACCCGGAAACCCATCACAAGATCGGGCGCTATTGCCCGTCGACGGGCGACCTGGTCATTTTTAAGCGCCAGCGGGACGCCCGGTTCAACCTACACCGGCTCACCGCCGCCGTTAAAATTGACACGACCCCTTGCGACTCGCAAGGGGCTATGCTAGAATCCGAGTAAACATCATCTTGTGGCGCAAACCGGCGCACCCTTTTTCCTGGGTGCGCCTTTTTTTTGTTCGTGGGGATGACCGATGACCCTAATTGACCGCATCGCCGCGATGCTTGGCTACACCAAAGCGCAGCGTAAGCCCCTGCCGCCGACCTGGATGTCGCAGACCGCCGACTACCTGGACACCGAACCGCCCGCCGACCTGGAAGTTCACTATGACCTGTACGAAAAGCTCTCCTGGCTGCAGGTCGCCATTGGACGGGTCGCCGACACGGCGGCTTCGGCCAAGTTCGAGGTTTTCAAACATAGCAAGGAGAAGGAGTCGGCCATTCAAGCCCACGACTTCGAGAAATTGCTTCAGAACCCGAACCCCGACACCGACCGTCACCAACTAATGCATGGGACGTTTCTCTACCTCAGCCTCGGGGCAGCGGCTTGGTGGCTCAACCGCAGCGGTCCCGACGTCCCGCCCGATGAGATTTGGCTCATCCCGCCGCACCAACTGCGCGCCGTTCCCGACGAACGCATGTCGGTCCGGGGCTACCTCTACAACCCCGGCGACGGGCGGGAGATTCCCCTGGAACCCTGGGAGGTTGTCCACTTCCGCAAGTTCAACCCCAAATCCCGCTACATCGGCCTCCCAACCGCCCGCGCCGTCGACCAGATTTCCCAGGGCGACATTGCGATGCAACGGTGGAACCGGAACCTGTTCGCCAAAGACAACGCCAAGTTACCCGGCGCATTGGCGTTCTCGGACCCCATCGATGACGTCACCTGGCGAACCATCAAGCAGGACATCAACGATCAGCACGGCGGGACCAAGCGCAGCCTCATGATGCTTCGCAACGTCGGGCAGGGCGGCGTCCAGTGGCTCAACATGGCGCTTTCCCAGACCGAAATGCAATTCCTCGAAAGTCGGGTCGCCAACAAGGAGGAGATCTTCGCCTTGTTCGCCCCGGGCTTGGCGTCGGTCCTGGCGGTCAACGCAACCGAAGCGAACGCCGTCGCCGGGAAGCGCACCTTCATCGAGTTCGGAGTTTGGCCCACCATGACGGCGGTCGCCGAACGCATCACCTCGCAAATCCTGCCCTCCTACGGTGACGACCTGGTCGGGCGCTTCGAAGATATCCGGGTCACGGACCGGGCGCTCAAGCTCCAGGAGATGAACGCCTACGCGATGGTTCACACCGTCGACGAGGTCCGCAAGGAGTTTTATCAAGCCAAGCCCATCGGCGACTACCGGGGCGACTTGCTGCTGGCCGAAATCCCGCAGGGCATCACGCCCGACCCCGATGCCGAGGAACCCGCGCCGCCGCCGCAAAGTCCCGCACAAAGCCCCTTCGACGAACAAGCGCCCGAGGACCCGTCAAGCCCACAGGAACCGCAGGACACGGCGATTGGACCCGATGCCGTCGGTCAGGACCTCGACAACCCCGACGCCCCGCCAGAGGACCCGCAAATCGAAGCCAAGAGCGCCGAATTGCGCCGTTACCGGCGATGGGTCGCCAAGCGCATTTGGAAGGCATCGTTCGACCCTGACGCCTTCGAATCGCCGTTCCTCACGACCGCCGACCGCCAAGCCGTCTTGGCCGAGGCGGGTTGGCACACCTGGCCCGATCACGAATTCTTCGACGCCACGAAGGGCGGACCCGGCAGCGGCAATTGGGGACACGACGGGCGCAGAGGGCAACGGGGCGGCTCACGCCCGGGCGGCGGGCTGCACCTGCAGCGGCTGGACCCGGCGTCAACCGTTGACGAGCGTAAGCAAGCCTTCGGCGTCTATCGCCAGTTCGTCCCGACATTGTCATCCCCTGAGCGCGCCGCACGCGAAGCGCACGTCAACCGCATCGTCGCCAATTCCGGCACGGTCGGCACACAGGGGCAAATGCGCCCCTTCGTGGGCGAAGCGCAGACCGAGATGGCGAAGGCGCTCATGATGCACGACAGCCGCGTCCTGGAGCAGGTCAAACAGATCCGCGTCGCCCACAACGCCGCCGCATGGCAAGCCGAAGCGGTCGCCGCCGGAATGAAGCCCGCCAGTGCGCCGAACGTCCTGGGTTTCACCTACGCCATGAAGGGTCAAGCGGGCTACGGAACCATCTGGCTCCAGTCCTACGGCAACAGCCAGCGGGAACGCATGACCCTCCACCACGAAATCGGACATACGGTCTACGGGGCGACGACGCAGCAGGGTCGCCAAGACTGGATCGACTTCTACAATGCGGGCGGCAACCATCACACTGCCTATTCGGGGACCAACCGGGCGGAGGGTTTCTCCGAATCCTACGCGGGCTGGTTGTGGGCGAAGGGAACGCAAGCGCCCGACGCCGTCACCCGGTCGAACCTGAGCGCCGTCCCGTCCCTCGCCGCTTACCGAGACACGTTTAATTCGGTCGCCAATGTCATCGCCGCCATCCCGGCGTCAACGCCCACCAAAGCCGCCCGCATCACTCGTGCGGACCTTTTCGGCGACGTGAAGGCGCTCACCCGCACCAACCTCCTCGCCGCCCACGAGTCGACGATCAACGTCGATTGGCCCAAGTTGAGCGCCGCCGCCCAATCCCAATGGCAGGTACGCCACGAAAAGAGCGACCTTCCGGGCGTCCCGGGCGACGCCCGAGTCTGGTTCGCCGACGTGGTCGTCGCCCACGATGCCGCTTGGCAGGGTGACGGCAACGGCAAGAGTCTATTCATCGAGGCGCTTGCGCCCTGGGTCGCCGCCCTCGAAACCGCACAGACGGCGCTTCGGGGCAAGGGTCCGCTCAAGGCAGGATTTTCAAACCCTCTCCGGGTCGCCTCGGCTCGTTGGGAGTCGCTTCCGCCCGACCGCCGTCGCCAGTGGGTTGACGGCTACGATGATCTGGATTGGGTCGGCAAACCGCCCCATCCCGTCGAGGGGTTCGCCGATGCCGTCGTTGCCCACCGGGCGCTCGACGGGGCGTCACCCGACGAGATGATGGACCTCGAGGGGTTCCAGCCCTACCGGGACCTATTCGGTCGCTTAGGGACGGTCCTGGACCCTAAGCCGGGGCAGTCCGCCGCCCCGACCAAAGGCGGACCCGGCAGCGGCAACTTCGGTCATAAGGGTCGCCCCGGGTTTCGGGGCGGCAGTGTTGCGGGCGGCGGGTTGGGCGCAATCGGCGTTGATCGCACGGCAACGCCCGACGAGCGCCGCAACGCCGCAGCCGCATTCCGGCAGAAAGCGCCGGTGACGGTCCCGACCCAGGACCCGAAGCGGGCGAAACTACTCGCCTCGACGACCTTCGAAGCGTTCGGTTCCACCGACGCCGAGGTCGACACTGCATTGTCAAGCATTGGCTTGACCCGGGAGGATGTCACCTACATGATGGCGCTCGACGGGTTCAACGGCGAGGTCGCTTCTTTCTTGCAGGGCGGGAAGCTGTTCGTTGCGGGCGAATACACCCTGGAGAGCAATCCGAACGTGACGGCGACTGTGATGCGTGGCTTTTACCAAGAAGGCGACGAATGGCACGTCGACCACATGAAATTCGGCATCGACGGCATCCATCACGGTCGGGGAACCGCCCAGGACCTCTACGCCCGCCAGATCGAAACTTACAAAGCGGCGGGCATCGTCGCCGTTCACACCCATGCCGACATCGACGTCGGCAGG